GCTTAAGTACAAGGACCTTGTTGAACTTCAGGTAGATATTAACAAGAAAATCCAGGACAAGCAGGGTGATAATTACAGAGAAAGTATGATCAGGAGGCAGATAGACCTGCTAAATGATGAACTTGCCGAATATAATCAGGATGAACTCTCTGATGTGAAGAGGCTTGAGGGGAAAATAGAGGAAGCAGGATTCCCGGAAGAGGTTAAAGACGAGATAGATAGGGTATTTAACAAGTTTAGACAGATGGGAAGTGATGACCATGAATATGGCTCCACACTTGAATATCTGGAGTTTGTCACTGCTCTTAGCTGGAAGTCTGAAGAAGAACAGGAAATAGATATCAAGAAGGCTAAGGAAATACTCAATAAGAGCCATCACGGCCTCAAGAAGCCGAAGGAGAGAGTGATTGAGCAGATTGCGGTAATGGCCCTTAAAAAGCAGAATGCAGGCTCGATCATCCTGTTTACAGGTGCACCGGGAACCGGGAAAACCAGTATGGGTAAGGCTATAGCTGAGGCGCTTGGTAGAAAGTATATAAGAATCAGCCTTGGAGGTATAAAGGATGAGGCTGAGATAAGAGGACATCGAAGAACCTATGTAGGTGCAATGCCGGGACGTATAATGGAGAGTATCAAGCGTTCAGGTGTAAACAACCCTGTAATTGTCCTTGATGAGATAGACAAGTTAGGTTATGGAAGTTTTAATGGCGACCCTGAAAGTGCACTTCTTGAGGTGCTTGATCCTGAGCAGAATGTAACCTTCACGGACCACTATATGAATGTGCCTTATGATCTCTCAAAGGTATTGTTTATCTGTACTGCTAACAGCATAGACGAGATGAGCGAGCCACTCCTTGACAGAATGGAGATACCGATACCGCCGGCCGAAATGACGACGACTATCGCCGGTAAGAACGAAACAATAGACCTTATCGGCAAGGGCGAAGTCAATATCATTAAGCCGCCTGGACTTACGGAAGTCAGCTTCAAATTCATGTTGCCTAATAGTAACTACCCGTTCAATCAGTCGACGTTGTTTAAGGGCCGTAAGGCGAAATACTACCTCGATGAGTTGGAGAAGTTAAAGAAGAAAGGCGTTATACAGTTCATTATGGTTCGTATGAGTCCGAAAGGCTCGATGCTAGGAATGAACAACATGAAATGCACCCTCGAGGACTGGACTCTTGAAGATTCGGCCGACGAAGGGTTCGACATGTATGCGAACATAAAATTAAAGAAATGGAAGGACTGGGGAGCGAAACGTATCGAGGTCACGACGGACGAAAACGGAAGGGTCACGGGAACGGTGCAAGGCGATAGGCCGACAACGGGGAAGGAAGTACCGAAGGCCGTAAAGAGTGGATTCTGGGCAACCCTTCAACAGGTTGTACGGACTCAACTCGGCAATCCGGATAACCTATTCGCCATTGCAGCCTTAAATAAAATTGCCGTGCCGGCCCTTCTGACGTACGGGCAGCTAATTAAGCTGAAAGACGAATCACTCGCCGAGAAGGTGCAGAATGGGGGTCGGATGACGTAATGGCAGACGAACAGAAAAAGGAAGAGCCGAAAAAGTCGGGCCGGGTACTCACAAAGTACCCGATGCCCGTACCCTTAGAGTATCAATGCGTCATTACGAACAAGGACAAGACGTTTTTATGCGACGTACTGGATGATGTACAACTGACCAGGGGCATCGATTGTGAGCCATCGAAACTCACAATAAAAATCCCAAAAGATGACATACTGGACTTCACGGAAGGCAATCACATCGAGTTTAAAGTGAACGGCGAATTAGTGTTCGTGGGAACGGTATTCGAGAAGAGCCGGGACAAGTCGGCGATTATCTCCGTGACGGCTTACGACCAACTACGATACTTGAAAAATAAGGATTGTTATGTATATGGCGATATTACGGCCACGGACCTCATTAAGAACATTGCCGAGGACTTCGGATTAAAAGTCGGGGAAATCGACAACACGGTTTACAAATTCCCGGCGAAACCGCAACGCATTGAAAAGGACAAGACCCTTGCAGATATTATCCAACGGGCCTTAGACCTTACGACCGTACAGACCCAAAAATATTACCAACTGTACGACGACGGCGGTCAGCTGATGTTGAAATCGGTCACCGAGGGAATGAAGACCGATATATATATCGATGATGACTGCATGACGGATGTCGATTATAAGACTTCTATCGATAAGGACACATACAACATGATAAAGGTTTATCGTACTGTTCCCGACGGCGAACGGAAAGTCTTAAAGAACACATACGTCGAAATGGATAAGGAACATATCGAGGAATGGGGCCGCCTTCAATGCGTATTGGTTCCCGATGCCAAAGATGTGGATGCCGTTAAACGAGCGGCGAACATGCTAAAGTTGAAGAACAGAAAGACCCGAGATATACGACTAAAAGGCGTTATCGGAGATATTCGGATCCGTGGCGGTTCGCTGTTGTATATCAATAAGAACTTCGGCGATGTGAATATCAATCAGTACATGATGGTCGAATCGGTAACGCACACGTTCAAGACCGGGGTACATTTAATGGACCTTGATTTATTCGTGACTTACGAAGAAGAACGCAAGACGGAAGTCACGAAGAACGAAGATGCAGAAGCCGTAAAGAAGATACAGGCGGCACAGAAGAAGTCGGAGGCACGGCATATGGGTATCGGCGGTATGGCCACGGGAAGCGGTACAGCGGCACAGGTCGATACGGCATTTTCCATGAACGACGGACGGGTCAGTCCGTATGGTTCCGTCGGATGTGCGGATACGGTGTGTGCAGCCGGTTCATGGTATAACAAGGACCTTGCGGACGAATATAACAAAGGTACCGCATCCGTACCGACCCTTCGAGGGAATCTGGAGGCGAAGGGATACGTTACAGAGTCGTTCAACGGGTACGCTAATAAAGGCGACTTATTGATATACGGCGACGATGACCATGTCGTTATTGCGGACGGTGCAGGCGGCTGTTTCGGCAATTCTTCCAGTAAAGGATACGCCATGCATTACGGCGATGCGGCCTATGCATGGGGTAACGGCGAGTATCCGACGAAGGTTATACGAATGGGGGCGACGTAAATGCATAACGATTACAATCGCATTGTAGAGGCAATGAAAGGTATCGTCGTGAATACCCTTTCCGACCTCGATGTATCGGATATTCTTGTCGGAGAGGTTACAGGCGTGGACCCGTTAGCAATTACGGTCGACCAGAAAATTACAATCCCGGAATCGAATATATTGCTTACAAAGAATACGTGCGAACATACGATAGAGATGAGCGTTGACCATATCACGGAAGACGCAAGCGGAGGCAGTGGCGATGCCGCTTACGCTCCGCATCATCACGGGTATGTAGGGCGTAAAAAATTCTTAGTTCATAACGGCCTTGTCCTTGGCGACAAGGTCATTTTATTGCGTGAAAGCGGCGGCCAAAGGTATATCGCCCTTGACCGTTGGTACAATCCCGATAGGGGGTGCACAACAAAATAGCGAATGAATTATTACCGACTTCGGCAACGCAAGGTTCGCCGGAGATTATACAGACCCGTCAGCCTTCATATACGTATAACGTTGAGTTCGAGGCCGACGGGCAAATAAACGGCTTTACAGACGGGCTAAAAGCCATGAAGTTAGCCGTATTCAAGATATTAAGTACGGAGCGATACCGTTATCCGATTTATTCGTGGAATTACGGCATCGAGTTGGAAGACTTATTCGGACAGCCGATACCGTACGTTTACGCCGAGTTGCAACGTCGCATCACGGAAGCACTTGAAGCCGACGACAGAATCATATCAGTTACGGGATTCGAGTTTAGCCATGACGACGGAGATGTATTTGCGAGGTTCGACGTGGAAACGATATTCGGAACGCTCGAGAATATCACAAAGGGGGTGAGCGTTTAAATGTACGAAAACATGACCTTCGACAAAATCGAAAAAAGAATGTTAGCCCGAGTCAGATCTACTTTCGATAAACGAGAGGGGTCGATTATTTACGATGCGACAGCACCGGCCGCCCTGGAGTTGGCCGAGGCGTATATTATGGCCAGGGTTATACTCCGACAGACGTTCGCCACGACAGCGGACAGGGAGTTTTTAACGCTCCGAGCGGCCGAGTTTAACATTTATCCGGAAGCGGCTACGCCGGCCAAGGTGCTTGGTCAATTCGATATTCCGGTGCCGCTATATACCCGGTTCAACTCCGGTAATTATAACTTTATCGTAACGGAGCTTGTCGATGACAACGACCATACATATAAGATGAAATGTGAACAGCTTGGCCGAGGCGGCAATACAACAATCGGAGATATTACGCCGATTATTCCCGTTAACGGCCTAACGAGTGCCAAAATCGTAAAAGTCATTACGCCTGGCGAAGATGAAGAAGATACGGAAACGTTCAGGGAACGGTATTTCGAGGCCTTGAAGTCAAAAGCCTACGGAGGAAACGGAGCGGACTATAAAGAAAAAACGCTTGCAATCCCTGGCGTTGGCGGCGTGAAGGTGTTCCGCTGTTGGAATGGCGGCGGTACGGTTAAACTCGTGATTATTAATACCGAGTACGAAGTGCCCGACGAGGGGCTCGTTAAGGAAGTTCAAGAAGTCATGGACCCGACTCCGCAAGGAAAGGGGTACGGACTTGCTCCGATTGGTCACACGGTCACGGTCAAGGCGGTGACGGCAACGCCCATTCCGGTATCCGCATCCGTAATACTCGGAAAAGGGGTCAGCATTGAAGATGTAAAGCCCGTGGCAGAAAAGGCCATTAAAGAGTATTTCGCTAAAGAGCGGGCCGCCTGGGGCAAGAAGTCCGACACGGAGGGAACGACCGTCAGACCGGCTTATATTCTGATGTCGTTATTGAATATTCCCGGAGTTGTCGACGTAACAAGCGTTAGGGTCAGAGGCCTGGAAGAGAATACGGGCGTGGGTGCAGAAGCGGTCCCGGTACTAGGAACGCTAGAACTCACGAAAGTGGGTGCATAACGTGAATTTGGAACGTAATATTGATATATCGAGATACCTTACGCCGGTAAGTCGTGACAGCCTCGACGTTCAGGAAATTATGCGAATTGAAAATCCCGAATTCAGGGCGTTATGGGATGCGATGTGCGATATTCTCATCAACCAGTACATAAGCACCGCAACAGGGTACGGCCTGGAGCAATGGGAAGCGATTTTTGACGTTCTACCCGGAGTTAATGACACGGTCGAGGTACGGCGTGACCGCATCATGACGTTACTTGGGGGCAGTAGACCGTACACGCTTAAAAAGCTGCAAGAACTCTTGGACGACCAATTCGGCATCGGGAATGTATTACCCGAAATCAACGGCGATAAATACGAAATATGGTTTACGTTGTCAAGAGAAGTGGCCAATCGAGTACAAGAAATATACGACTGGGCCGAACCGATTATCCCGAAGAATTTAATCCTGAAGTCACAAAGCGAACAGTCGAGTACTGAAACAATTTACTTCGGCGGTCGTGTCGTGGCCGAAAGCGTGAACGAGGATATATCGATTAACCGAATGAATGAAATCCGGGAACGGGTTTATTA